CCCGGGTTGTTGCTAAATTTCTTGAGCAGCCATTGCGGCTGCTGCTTGTTCTGCTTCAACTGCCATTTCAGCGTTAATCTTTTCTTGCTCTTCTTCATCAAGATGGAGCACAGCACGACGTACCCAATCTTTGGAAAAATATGTTCCAACGTATGGATCAATCATTTGCATTAGTTGCAGTCTTGATGTAAGAAGTTCGGCTTCTTTGAGTTCAGTGAAGTTATTGTCTTTCAAGAAGTCAAAGTGAATGTATTCTTTAAGAATTTCCCATTCTTCAATGGAGCAAATTCCTTTAAGAGCCAACTGACGCTTGAGCAGTTCATCAAAGAGAGTGCTGAACTTATCGCGCAAACGTTGAATAAACTTATCAAACTTCAATTCATCACGAGTAATCTCAGTTGTACGTCCAAGTGAGAACCCTGTTTGAGTGTCAAGACGAGAAATTGGAACGTTGAGTGACTTAAAGAGTTTCTTCTCAAAGTATTGAACGTCAGACAACTCACCAAGATTTTGACCTGCTGGAAGAGTCGTGATTTCAGTAGACTTACCTTCACCGCGACGTGGAATCCAGAAATCTTCCATCATTGACATAAACTTGCGATCGTCTTTGACTTCGCCAGTTGAACTATCATAGACAACTTTGTTTCTAAACTTGTTCATCATGTCACGAAGATATTGATCAGACTTAATCTTCGGCATGTTACCGACGTCAATGTAGAATACACGACGTTCTGGGGCACGCGATAGGCGATAGATAACTACCGCATCTTCGACCATACGCAATTGGTTTAGTGGCTTGATTGCTTTATGAAGGTGACTTAACACCATCATACGTTTTGGATCAAGTACACCAGAATTAACATTGACGATTGCGTCAGGAGCGATTCGAACACCATTATATGGTGTTGATTGAATCATATTTTGACCACCAACAATACGTTCGTTGTAAACGTAATATTCTTGCACACCAGCGTTTACTTCAGCACCAGTGCGTGGATCTCTTTTCTTGACAACAGTGCGGACTTTTTTGATTTTACGTGGATCAATATAAACAACTTCTTGAATGCCAAGTTTTGGTTGTTTTTCGTCAATGACTACTTGATAGAAAATGCGACCGTCAATGTACCAGTTACGGAAAATATCAGAACCAGAATTTGAGAAGTTTAATAGGCGAAGAATCGATTTAAATTCGTCGCGAATCATTTCCTTGATATTTTCTGGTTGCTGTAGATCATCAAGAATAATTGAGACGCTTTTACCAGCGTCATCGTGAACAATTGCTTCGTTGATGATTTCATTGACGGCATTTTCGAGTTCTGGTTGCATAGCCATTTCACGGTAGCGAGAAACGAGATCATTCTCGTTTTTGTAACTCGCTTCCATGTCGAGATATGTGCCGAAATAACCGCCAGCAGTAGTTGTACCTGTGCTGACGGTTATTGCGCCATCGTCGTTTGATGGCATCGTGATCTGAGGTTGCAGAGTTTCCTGACTGCCGCCCTTCTTTCGATTGATCTCGAAACCAAATAGATTAATTGCCATGCATTAGCCTCATAATATAAAAAAAGATATTAGAACACACCTTCTGGCACGGCTTCCCACCATTGATATGAAAAAGTAATGCTATATTCTTCGATCGTATCATTTGAACCCCAATCTAGGTCGATTGGAGAAATATCAGTTGGGAACATGCCAATAAACTTATAAGATTTGATAATCTTACCCGTTTTACCGTAGTGCTTCACTGTCGCATCAGTACCGTATGATGTTGGACCACCTGCTGGTGCTGTGCGTAGATTTCCACGATGCGAGTTGATTGCATTTAACCAGCGTTCGACTGCATTTCTTACCACGAAATCTTCGTCGTTGATTACGTTTACCGTCCAATCAGCGAAAGTGCGATTGCCAGCAAATTTAACTTCACGACCAAAGTATTGAACAGGGACTGTTCCAATTGTCGAGCCAGGCAATTGAGCCGACTTACATTGGAAAGTCGACTTTCTTGCTGCATTTCCAGGATTTGCAAACCCTGGGAACACTAGTTGCACATCGAATAAGTTGGCGCGTGCGCCATCAAATTGCATTTGTGAACGAAATTCAGAAACATTAAAAGCCATTGTTTTCTCCTGACTTTATCTTATCTATTTATTAGAAACGACCAACGATCTCATCGAACGCAACACCGCTTCTAACAGCGACGAAGTTCAACTGGATGTAGTTTACACTTCTTGCTGGCTTGATATAGATGTCACCAACGAACTCGTTACGGTCAACTACGGCTGGAGTATTGTTGCTTTCGTCACAAACAACACGGAAGTCATAGATACCGCGACGACCTTGAACGTCTCGTAGGAATGGCTCAACTAGTGACACGAACTGTGCTCTTGTAAATTCATCATTGAATTCAAAGAGACTTGAACGTGCAGCGCGAGAAATTGCCTTTTCTAGGACAATAAACAAGCGACGAACATTGATACGATCAAAGGCAGATGGGCGACCTTGCATCGTCTTATCACCAAAGAGAATTGTGCCTTCTCCTGGGAATGAGACAACTGGGTTCACGCCAGCCTTGTAAAGTGTATCGCGTTCGCTTTGTGTTGGATTGAATGATAGTTTGACAAGATTACGAATTTGACCACGATTTAGTCCTGCTGGTGAGAACCATGGATCGCGTTGTAGGTCAGTGCGGACGCATAGACCAGCAACATCAGCGTTCAATGGAATCCAACGATATACGTCGTTGTACTTGTCATATTGATATTTCCAACCGCTATCCATTACACCGTAAGATGTATCGAGCAGACCAGCGTTTTCGCGGAAGGCGACAACGTCAGTTGCTTTTGCGGTAGAAGTTACTGAGTTTGCATAAGATGGCGAGATAAATGCTACACAATCCTTACGAGCATCAGCAACAGTTAGGCATTCATTTGATACCGTAACTGGGTTAATTGAAGAGTTAGCACCAACCAAGCAGTCGCCAGCAAACATTAGAGAGATATCGATCTTTTCTTTATTATTGAACAAATCGACGGCACCAATTACGTCTGCTTGAGAAGGAATACCATCTTTACCGTTGACTAGTGAGTAGCCAGTTGCAGAAACAGCAGGTGAGTGGAATACATCACCAGATGCTTGAACTGTTGAGATCGTTTGACCCCATGCGTTGGTTGAGTTTGAACCAGCAGCATGACCTAGCCAGTGGATATACTTTGAACTGCGGAAGATAACTTCTTTATAGTAGATTGAAGAACCGTCATCACCACGAGCATCAGATGCCTTGGATAGATTTGAATAACGTTCTAGGACAGTATTAGCAGTTCCGCTAATTACGCCATCTTCGTCAATAACAAGAATGTGCAATTCGTCTTTGACGGCTGTTGCGCCAAGAGCAGTAGCATAGTTTGATGTGCCTGGAGCAGCATCAAAGAGACTTCTGTAGTTCAATGGCCAACTTGTGAAGTCTGTGCCGCTGGCGCAAACAGCAACGCGGAGCGAGTTGCCTAGAGCACCAGGATAACGAGCAGCCCATGCAACGCTAGTATTTGACGTTGCGTATTGATTGTTGAAATAATCTTCATCATTGGCAATCGTTAGTGAAACATTTGCGTTTGAAGTCGCGTTATTTGACTTCTCAGAAGCAGTTGTTGTACCGATGACGCGAACTACGCGCAGATCGTTACCGTATGAAAGGAAGTTTGCTGCAGATAAGAAAGAAGCAGCAGTGTTGTTATCAGGTTTAAAAAACGTTTCAGCCAATCCAACCTCACTTGAAACCTGAATAACTGTATTCGCTGGACCCCAACGGAATGCGCCGACTGTTGCACCAGTTGATGTGCCTACAGTTGGAACCGCTGTTGTTAGGTCAATTTCAGAAGTATTTACTCCTGGAGAAACTAAGAATGCCATGTTTATGCTCCTATAAATTGGAGATTAAGAAACCTACGGATTATTTAGTAAAAAGGGGTTTTTAAACCTCTACTGCAGACCAAACGGCTCCATCTTCTACAAAAGTTTTAGACCCTGCTTGATCAACGTCGATATGTCCTGCTAATATAGCATCTCCAATAGACTCTTCCTCAATCATTTTTAGTTGCTCAGCGTTCAATTTTTGACGAATATTCACGTCAGTCATGTCCGTAAAGAATTTTTGATTTGTGAGCCATGCGAAAAGCACTAGACACATTACAAGGTCGTCGTGGCTTCCCTCTTCAGCCTCATAACTTACACCATTTGAGACAAAAGTTGACAATTCAGAGATAATATCGTAATCGGTAACGAGTAACTGTTGCCGCTCGATCAGATTCTTAAGAACCGAGCACCCAAGCCTCTTGACCGATTTCGTAGTCTTGATACCACGACCGCTCTTCTGACCGAAACCGAAGTTGACCAAGAGTTTCTTGTTGAGTTTAGACTTACCGTGTTCGACCGTAGAGAGGATATTCTCATATTCATAGTCGTCGAATAGAATATCCACAATCTGTTGCCCGTTATCGTTCGTTTCGACTAATTGATAGGCATTGTTGTAGTATGTGCCCACTTGCTTTAGAATTGCAGGGTAGACTAGGGGACTAATTTCGTTATCTTTATACGTCGCCACGACTTTATATGGAAGTGTAGTCGCATCGATAACAGTGAAAGCAGAGTAATCTAAACCCTTTCCTCGAGACGTATCAACGACGCAAAAATATAGATGATCTGGCTGAACTTCTTCGTAGACTCTGAGGTTTTCAATTCCAGTATTTGCAATCGGCTTTGAGAATGACATCGCTCGAAGAGCAACCGCACTGATCAATGTTCCTGACGAGCCAAGGAATTCGCATTCCATTTCCTGCATGAACTTCTGCTCACCAAGAACTCGGAACTGCTCATCTGCCCACTTCTGATCTCGACCAGGAACTTCTCGCCAGTTTGCTGAGATATGAGTGAAGCCATTATTATCTTCAACAGCATCATTCCACATCTTGTAAAAGTGGTTCATGCCATTTGGCGTCGAGGAAATTAAAATTTTAGACTCTGTACCAGATGAAATAGTTGGATAAACAGAAGTGAAAAATTCGTCCGCAATATTTGTTGGAACGAACGCAAATTCGTCAAGGTATAGAAGCGAGATGGAGAAACCACGAATCGCGCTAGATGCGGTTGAGTTAGCAAGAATGCGGCAACCGTTTTCTAATTCAATGTCACCCTTGTTCCAGGTTTTGACACCCTGTTGAATCCAATGAGGCAATGCTTCATATGCAAGTTTGATGCGCGAAAGAATTTCACGAGCAGTGGCTGCTTTGTTTGCAAGAATTGCAACCGACTTATCAGTATTGAAAAGTACATACCAAAGAATATAGCCAACAACCATCGTGGTCTTTCCGACCTGACGACCAGCCTTTACAATAATGCGACGATTTTTATTGAACTTATCAATTGCATCTTTTTGGAATGGATAAAGGTTGATTTGAACAAACCCTTTATCAAGCATAACAACCTTGACATAGTTTTCAATAAAGTATACTGGATCTTCAGCACACTTAACATACTCGCGGACTTGATCTTCCGTGAGTTGCATTGGCATATTCACGCGCTTGAGGCGCGGATTGCCAAGATAATTCTTGACTTTATTTGGCAGATTCATTCTTTATCTGCTTTAACAGTTCCGTTGTGCTACCAACAAACACGGCTTTGTCGACATTAATATTAGTCGGTCCTGCTTGCTCTGCTTTTTGAGGGTTCAAATCTTTTTGTTGCTTTTGAAGAATCATCAGTTTCTCTGTAACATCAGAGAGATTTTTGATCATATTTGCAGCAACTTCATATGCTCGCGGATGTTGAGACTCACGCGCAACTTCTAAAATCCCATCTAACGCTTCGTTTCCTTTTTCAATGAGATTATAATAATTAGCACGAGAATAATGAGCATCTGGATTTTCTTCTTGCGACTGATGAATCGTTATCGGCTTGTCATCTTCTTTGACGACAGGCACATAATCGGTGTTTAGGATGTCTGCAAGATTTTTATCTACTTCACTCATAAAATATTTGGTGCTTCTTCAATTGTTTCAGTATAACCAAAGTCATCATTAGCATTTGCGCCTAATGGATTTGGGACTACAGTAACTTGAGATAGTTGGCTGTTGTTAATAATAAAGGAACCGATATTATATGTAGCACCAGTGATCGCACCACGTAATTCTTTACCGACTTTGATAATCCCTTTAATTTCACTGATTGTTAGAATATCTGAGGTGCTATCCCAACGATCAACAAATGCAGCAGCATTTGCTGTTGAGACAGATGGTCCTTCATAAACCAGTTCACCGACTTGATAGTTTCTACCATTGCCGCCAGACATTTGCATTGATTTAGAACCAATACCAGATGTTTCATAACTAAATGTGTTGGCTGTTGATTGCTGAATAAGATTAATCGTGGTTGATGGACCGTACATATATCCTTTAACAGTAAACACAAGCGTCCATGTTAGAACGCGAACATTTTCTGGCGATCCTTCAGAATCAGATTGGTATGTAATACTCTCGAGAATAATTGGAATATCTGTTTTAAGTGTTGGAATGTCCGTAAGCGCAACACTCAATGTGAAGTCTGGGTTGAAATACGGAAGAATTTGTTCTACGATTTGTGTACCGTCTTCAGTATTTCTTGCATAAATGCTTAAAGTAAACTGAAAGTTATATGGCGTTGCAAGCAATGACTTTGCAGTATTGTTTGTTGTGCCTGGAGCAAACTGACTATTATAAATGCTTTGTTTGCGCAATGGGTCGTAAGTAATATCAGTCAATTCAAAGCCCATTCTTGGCAAAGTAATTTCTGTTTCTTTGGTCAACTCAGGGTCTTGAGTAATGCGTTGGTAGAACTTTTCTTTTGCAATATATGAAAGCGGAACAGTAATTCGCTCAAGTTCAACCGTACCTGCTTTGTTATATCGGTACAATTTAAGATTGTTGAACATCGTGCCGAATAGCACGACCATCTTTCTAGTGATGCGATAATAAAAGTGTACGTCACCTAACATTATGGTTCACCGAATGGGTTGTGTTCAGAGAAGTCAAGGAAATTATCCGCTTCTGTTTCAATACGAACATTATCTTCAATGCTTTCTTTATTGATATTTTGCATAAAGTTATAACTTGCAAGATTCCAAACAGCACCACTAGAATTGCCCTTGATGACTGTATTTGCTAAGAACTCACCACGAATATTTCTTAGATGCAACTTGAGTCCTGGTTTATCCCAATTTGCGACCATAGCGCGTGCAGTAGAATTTGTTAATGATGTTCCTTGATATGCCCATTCGAACTTACTAAATGTTCCAGTGCCACCAGCAACCATAGTATGCTCAACGCCAAATGCTTGAATATCAGCAATACGATCAATTTCATCAACACCAGTTTGAAGCAACTCGCCGTTATACTTGAATGCTTCGACTGTCAATCCATACATATACGGATTTCTAGAATCGCGACCCAACTGGAAGAAGTTCTTTTCATCTTCAACAAATTTAATTTCCATCAATTTA